GACTTAAAATCCGGAACAAACAGCACTGATGCTGCTGCAGCTTTGCAAACGGAACAAGTAGTTAATGCTTATTCCCCCGCAGCGCAAGCAGCATTTAGTGCTTTGTATAGCCAAGGGCAAAGTGTAAACCAAGCACTGGTAATTTCTGGTTCTGTAAATGCTATGACAACAGAACAACAGGCAATGTTTACGCAAGTAAATAATGCTGGTGTTTCGATTCAGGATGCGATTGTTGCGGCGCCGGCGTTAACAGCAGCAACAACAACGTCCCAAACAGCGTATTTTGATTCTTTAAAAGAAGGCCAAAATTCGTCTGCTTCGTTAAATACTTCTGAAGGTGTCAATAGTCTGTCTTTAGAACAACAGACAATGTACACGCAAATTAGAGACGCTGGTGTAACAACTGCAAATGCTTTAAACGCAGCCCCAACGGTTTACAGTTCATCGAGCACAGCACAAACCGCGTATTTTGATTCTTTGCATCAAAATTTAGGTGACGGAACAGCATTAAGTAACGCTGTAGCTGTTAATAGTATGACACCAAACGAGCAAGCAACATTTACCAATGTTGTTGCCGCAGGTCAAACAATTGCCGATGCTATTGCTGCTGCTCCGATTGTAACTGCCGCTTCACCTATTGCGCAAAGTTCGTATTATACTTCTTTGCAAGAAGGACAAACAAGCGCACAAGCACTTGGTATTACAACATCTGTAAATGATATGTCTGCAACAGATCAACAGATGTTTAGTAAAATTAATGAAGCAGGTGTAAATACCACTGAGGCATTGGCGGCAGCACCGGTTGTTGGGTCTGCTTCTACTATTGCTCAAGGTGCGTATTTTACATCTTTGTCGCAAGGATTAACTAGCGCGGCTGCAACAAACATAACTACTTCGGTAAACAACATGACTGATTCTGGTCAAGAAATGTTTACCAAAGTAATTGGTGCTGGTGTCAATGTAACAGATGCCGTAAATGCTGCACCCGTTGTGGCAGCTACGTCAACGATTGCCCAAGGCTCTTATTTTAATTCCTTGACCCAAGGTTTAACTAGCGCCGCAGCCACAACAATGGCAACAAAAGTTAACGATTTAGCTGCACCAAATCAAGACTATTATCAAGCAGCTGCTGATTCCGGATTGAGTTCTAATACTGCTTTAACATTGGCTCCTCAATTATCTGCTTTTAGTGCCACAGCACAACAAACATTGTATTCAGATATTAAGAATGGTCAGTCAATAGATGCTTCTTTGGCCTCAGCTAATCAAGTTAATGCGTTAACCCAAACACAACAATCTGCATATGAAAATGCTGTTTCCCAAGGCCTTAATACAACTCAGGCCTTAAATGTAGCACAAAATGCTAGTATGTTAGATGTAAATGCGCAAAATGATTATATTAAATCTATCAGCGCTGGCACACAAAACAACGCCAATGTTTTACAGGAAACACTTACTCAGCTGTTTAATCCAGGGGCTGCGGCAACAAATATTAATGTACCCAGTACGATAACCGACCCGCAGGCTATTGCGTATTATAATACTGCAATGGCTCAACCGGGGGCAAATCAAACAACGGTAGAGCAAGAAGCAATAAATTACCAAGCTACTATACAAAAAGCAGCTGAAAATGTAATTAGTACTTTAACAGGAAGTACAAATGCCGAAGCGGCCCCTAATTCAACTAGCCCACAACCGAATAACCCAAATATTGTTCAAGCAACATACCAACCAAATGGGCAAGGTGGTTGGAATATGGTATTAAACGGTACTGTAATGGGTCCCGCAATATTTTCTGGATTTTCCCCCACACCGGGAGAGGGAACCGGAACTTGGTATGATACCAGTCCGTCTACTGTTGAGGCAAATGGCGGACCAATGCCTGTTACAAATGCATCGACCCCTACTTCAGGAACACAAAGTGGAGATTCTACTCAATCTGGAACCGGAGTTACATTATCTCAGTTAAATGATGCTTTAGCAGCTGGTGAAATGACAAAAGAAGAATACGACCAATATCTTCCAAATGTAGTTCCGGATCAATCATCAAACACAGGAACAGGAACGACTGGATCAGATTTAACTGATTTAATAAACCAATTATTTACCACTACAAGCAACACTTCGAATACAAAATCAGCAACACCCGGATCTGGATTGACTATAGTATCTTCCACTTTAGATCCAGTTACTGGTAATAAAACTACAGCGTATACAAATGGTACCACTATAGTAACAGATGCTAAAGGCAATATAGTATCTTCTGCGCCAACTTCAACAATTGGTGGTGGAAGCGGCTCAAATGCTACAGTAACAATAGGTGGAAGCGGTTCTAACGGAGCTGGAGCTGGTAACGGAACCAGTGGGTCGGGTAACGGAACAAGTGGTTCTGGAGCAGGAAGCGGAGGTGCCGGTAACGGTGCCGGAATTAACCTTGGCGGCGGAAGCGGAAGTGGAACTATTGGGTTCCAAAGTACTGGTACATACAATCCAAATGCTTTTGGTAGTGTTACTAACTTAGTTGGTTCTACAACTGGGGGCCACGAAATTACACTGGGTGGTTTGCCTTCTCCTGTAGAAAGCGTTAACCCTGCAGTAAGCCAAATTGCTTCTGCAGCAACCCCTGCATATGCAGCACCAGCGGCCGCACCGTTAGCATCACCAGAGATATTTAAAGAGGGCGGTAAAGTGAAGAAGCAACCATTAGATTATTTAAAAGGTAGAAAATAATGGCAGGTTCAGTAATAGCATCAGCAACAAGCCCAACGGGTTATGTAAACGACAGCGGAACAATTGTAAACGCAGATGGCAGCGCTTATAATGGCGCAGGAGCCGGTATTGCTTCTGGTTCGTATAATCCAATTACTACGGGTAGCAGCGGACTTACAGCCCTAACACCAAGCACCACTGGCGGAACTAAAATAGATTTATCTGGTATGCCAACCATTACTGAATCGGCTAACCAAATTGCGGCTACGCAGTACAACCCGCAACCTATGCAGTCTATTCAAGAGCAACCCCCTACTGTTAAATTAGCTAGTGGTGGATTAGGTGCTGCTTTATCGGATGACTATGCCCAAACTGGTTTTCCACGCTTACACCCTTCTTTTTCTAAAGGCTCCCCGGTTTCATTATACGGCACTCCTGGGCAACACCTCGGAGCTGATATGAGCGGCCATTTAATTGGAATAGCTGGGCATGCTGACGGAGGTGCTATTAGCAATATTCCTGATGGTCACGAACCACAATTTTTCTCTGAAGGCGGTTTACAACACGCTTATGTAAGGGGCGAAGGCGATGGCACTAGTGATTCTGTACCAGCGATGTTAGCAGCAGGTGAGTTTGTAGTGCCTGCAGATGTGGTATCATCTTTAGGTAACGGGGATAATGATGCCGGTGCTAAAACACTTGCAGAATTTTTGAAAACTATTAGGGAACATAAACGGGCCGCTGATGCAAAACACTTGCCACCAGATTCTAAAGGCCCATTGGCTTATTTAACAGATGCAAAACGTAAGGTAAAGGCTTAATATGTCAACAACATCTACAGGTCTAAGCGGCCTTATTTCAAATACTGGCGTTCAAACAACGGCGCTTCCATCATGGATGACTACTGCCCAGCAGAATGTTGTCAATCAAGCCACTGCAGCCAATGCTGCAGCACCCGCGCCACAGAATACAGTTGCGCAAGGTGCCGTTAATGCTTTATCCGGACCAACAAACGCATTCTCAAACGCTACTGGCACATTGCAAAGTATTGCCAGTGGCGCGGCTAATCCTTGGACCACCAACGCAAGCGGTCAAGTAACACCAGACACCAGCACAGCTTTGGGTGGTTTGTTCGCGGCACAAAACCAACAATTGCAAACATTGATGCCACAGTATACCGCACCTACTGAAGCCAGTAACATTGCTTCTGGTAACTTTGGTTCGCTACGTGGTCAAACAGCCGAAGATTCTGCAATGGCTGCAGCACAAGCTAATTTGGCATCACAGCAGGATACCGCAGCGTTGCAAAACCAAGCCACTGGTGTTCAAGCTGGAGCTCAAGCAGGCAACGTAGCTCAACAAGGTATCAACAACCAACTTACTGTCGGTCAATACCAGCAAGCCTCACCATACACTAACGCAGCCAACCTTGGCAACGTATTGTCGGGTATTAACGCTGGTAACACGGTATCTAATACAACCAATTTATCTCCTTTAAATCAAGTAGCTGGTTTGATTACTTCTTTAGGTGGCTCAACAGGAAACGCTGGAGTATTGGGCACGCTGTTTGGTTCTGGAGGTAACGGTGGCGGATTATTTAGTAGCCTTTCTAACATTTTTAGTAGTAGTAGTGGTAATTCTGTTGGCACAATTCCATCAGACACATCTAATCCACTTGGGTTGGCTCCGGGTACTTACACTAACGCTGGTGGTGGTACTACTACTATCAATTCTGATGGAACAGTGCTTGTGACAAATTCAAATGGACAGCTTATAGCCGGTGGCGATTCTACAAGCTCAGGTGGCGGTAACTAAGGATAAATTATGGCAAACGATACCCCAGTACAATCCGGATTGGATGCAATTTCTCCGAATGAGCCTGTTGCAGTTGGCACAGTAAAAGCCGCCGCGTCTAAAGGGCCGTATTCTTTAGGTACCCCAACAGGGGCGACAGGCTATGATCCGGAGCTTTTGCAAAATATGCAAAAGTTAATTGACGAAAAACAGGCCCAAAAGAACAGTTTCATGGAAAACCTAAAAGACGCCACAGCATGGTGGTCTGGCGGTGTTGCTGGGCCTGCACAAGCATTACAAAATCGTGCTGCTGAAAAAGATCGCCAAGAGGCAGAACTTTTTAGCATGAAATCTCAGCTTTCCCAAGCCAAGATTGCCCAACAATTGGCTGCTTCTCAAGATGCTAGATTGTTTGGAAATCCAAGCAACGCAAGCACTACAAATACATTGCCTCCATCTCACATTACTGCTGGCGGCCCCACAACTGCATCTACCATGGTTCAACAAGGTGGATTATTAGGACTTGTTAAAGATCCCGATCTTCGTACAAGTATTGCAGCCCAAGCATCTCGTGGTGACCGTAATGGTGCGGAAAAAGCCATTCAAGAATACTTGGCTAAAAACGCAACAGACACTGACATGATTAAAGATGTCAATTGGATGCTTAGAAATAATTTAATTGATCCTAAACTAATACCACCAGCAGTATTGACTAAGTTTGCTGGAGCCGCTGCGTTTGTTCCGCATGATGTTCGTGGTGTTGGCGGTACTGGCCAAGCCACACCATTTGGCGCTGCTTCTGCTATGTCGGCACCTGGCGCAAACGCGGGAGCTATTCCCGGAGCTGGGCCAGCACCTGCACCTGCACCTGCCACTCAAGCACCCCAAGTAACTAAGCCTGTTCCTCCGCCGCCTCCAGCCATTCCTGCTGTGCGACCTGCTACTACGGCTCCTGCTACTACGGCTCCTGCTACTACGGCTCCTGCTACTACGGCTCCCGCCGCACCGCAGATTTCTCCTGTTGAGTCTCAAATTCGATCACTTGGTTTAAAGCCCGCATCAAAAGAAGCTAATGAGCTTCGTCAAAAAATGGGCGAGACATTAATTTCTGGTCAGGGTAAACAGCTAGATAAAGTGCAAGAAGCTGCTGGCGATCGATTAACCAAAATGCGTTCGCTTAATGAAGCCGCAACCTCCACAATCCCAACAGCACAATCTGTTATCGATATCGCAAACCACCCACAACTTAGTAAGGTTATGGGCTTAGCGCACGGAACAAACACTGGTGCAACCGCATTAACAAGCATCGGCGATTTTGTTCCTGGCATTGGATCTGAAAAGGTTGAAAAAGCAATTGTTTCAAATTATTTAAACGACAACGAAAGAGCTGCATATCAAACAGTTCAAACTGCCTCTCAAAAATTAGGTATCGACTATGCAGCCGATGTCTTTAAAGGTGCACGTATGGGTATCGGCCTTGAAAAAATGGCGATGGGTGCTAAAGGTGTGGGTACCGAAAAAAGTGCAGCTGTTAACAAACAAAATGCTTCATTAATTCGTGATGCTGCCATATTCCAACAAAACAAAGCTAAGTTGTGGGATGATTGGAAACCCACACACGGCGGTGATTTGGCTGATTTTGACAAGTTTGAATCAAGCCCAGAGTATTCTCAACTTCGTGATGCAGCCCAAAAACATTTTTTAGATACTTATAAAGGTATTGTTAAGCCGTTAGATCAAATACGTCACCCCGCAGAAGATTTAGTCGATAAATACAGAACTAAAAAGAGCTCCTAATTATGGATGAAAAGTTACAAAATGCGTATTCTGCGTTGCAGGCTGCGCATGAGGCCGGTAATACCGAAGACGCTACAAAGTTAGCTGATTATATTGATACACTAAAAGCCCAACAAAATAATTTACCGCCGCAAAGTCAACCGACAACAGGCGCGGTATTGCCTGCTTTGGGCGGTGTTGTTGGTGGGGTTGCTGGAACTACTGCAGCCGGTGCATCAAAAGGCTACGACTTAGCAACCGCTTTTTTAAACCAAAACTCACAGGGCCAACCTAAGTCAGCGTTTAACCCTCGGGGTGTTAATGTTGAAGATAGCGTTCAGAACTGGAGAAGTTACGCTGACGCACAAAACGAGGCTGCTAAAGCTGTTCGTCGAGATACTGAATTGCAAAAGAGATACCCCGGTTTTAGTCGGGCCAATCAACCACATTTGCAACCAACTGCACCCACTGCTACAGAAAGTGCGTTGGGGACCGCAGCACATTTAGGTACTATGAAGCCAGTTACTGGCGCAACTGAGGGTGCTAATGCAATTGATTTGGCACAACAACTATCGGCACACAATCCAGTACAGGCTACAGTTAGTGGATTGGGTATGCTTGGTGGCGCCGCACCATACATTAAAAAGATACCGCCAAAATGGCGAGGTATTGGGGCAGCTGTTTCCGCAGCAGCGCCAATCATTAACCGTGCGATTGATCCGCTTACTAATCCACCAGAACAATACGCAACCGGTGGCCTAGTTGGACTGGCAGAAGGTGGCCAGCCTGATCAAGAGTTTGGTACCGCGCAAGCCTACGAGCCAAGCTATAACGAACGAATTCGCGATGCCATAGCCCCGTATATTGGCATGCAACAAGCTCGTAATTTAATGGGCAGCCAGGGCGCCGATTCTGAATCTAAATATAATCCATTGAGTTGGTTAGCTCAAACCCCTGGAAGCCTTGCAGAACATGGTAAAGGGTATATTGAGGATTCTGCATCTGGTGATTATTTAGGTGCCATGGGTCATGTATTATCTGGTGCTATGGATGCTTCTCCAATGGCTGGAGGGGCTGGTAAATTAGCTAGATTATTAAGCTACCAAGCTGGAAACGCTGCTTTTGATAAAGGTGCTCAACTGGCAGAACCTGCGATTGAAAAAGCTGCAGTATCTGTCGCGCCTACTATTGCTAAAGGTGTTCATTTTATTGAAAAAATGTTACCGAAACATAAAAGCATTTTAGCAGATACCCATCTTCCCAATATTTTATATAACGGAAATTCGGTACAAGTTAAGGGATATGCTGCTGGAGGTAAGATTGTCAAGGGCGCGGAGAGTCTAGCCAAAAAGTTTGGTGTTGACCCATACAAAATTTCTCAGGCTTATCCTGATGTAATAGCACCAATGCTTGCAGTAGACGCAAAGACCGGCAAAGAGTTTTTACAAAAACAATTAAGCCCGGAGGCGTTAGGTGTTCAAAAAGCTCGTAAGGCTGCTCAAAAAGAAATTGACGCCGGCAACTACGAGCCACACTTTAATATTGAACAAAGATACTACGCAGATCCTTCTCACTATCCGACAGCTGGATATACAGCCACAGACATCGTACCTAAAAAGGCGGAGACAATCGCCAAGTACGAGGCATTGGCTAATGATCCAGAGTCACTAGCCAGATTACGTGGCGCCTATGAGAAGGCCAAAGATAGACCAGCTGCAAAAGACTGGTATGCTATGGGTCAATTAGAAGACGCGTTTATTAAAGAGTTAGGCCCTGAAGAGGGCCGTAAACAATTTAAGGCACGTTTTGCTGATGCTATGGCTGCTACAACTGGCGGAGCAGATCCCAATTCAAACTTGATGATGGCTGCATACACAAACTTTAAAAAGAATCTCGGTCAAGAGATCCCAACAAAAGCAGCTGATTTGCCATTTCCAATTGGTGGCCGTTTTGTAAGTGGTAACATGGAGCAGGCTAAGAAATTAGCCGAGATGGGTGAGATACCTGTGACTAACCCAAAACGTCATAATTTCTCTGCTAACTTTTTAGGTCATCGTGATGTATCTACTCTTGATGAGCAGATGAGTCAGTTATGGGATCCTAAGATGATGTCTCCTCCTCCAAATGCCTACGGTATCTATCAGCAGGCTCTTGCTAAAGAGGCTGAAAAGGCTGGGGTACAACCCGCTAACTTTCAGGACATCGCATGGGCCGGTGCCAAAGACTACCCAGGTAAGCCTATGATGCAAGAGATCAATGAGATGCTTGCGCGTACTAGCAAAATCACTGGCGAGCCACAAGAGGAAGTATTAAAAGGATTTATCCGCGCAGACAAGCCAATGTATGGTATTGGCGCACTCGGTGCCGGTGAGGCGATGAACCAAGATGATGCCCAACCTAAGAAAAAAGGTGGCAAGGTTAAAAAGGCGAAGAAGAAATAATGCCAAATTTAGCCAAAATGAAAGCGTTGCTAGAAGACGCAAAAGCTGCGTATAAGGCCCAGTTCACACCAGGCTTTTACCATGGCAGCCCATCGCCTAATATCAAGTCGTTTGATCCCGCTAAAGGAACTAAGCCGCCAGAATGGTACACCCCCGGTGTTACTTTTGTTACCAAAAGTACAGACTTCGCACATGACTATGTACCAACAAAAGCTACGATAGAAAAAATGGTTGGTCAACCAGATCAGTATATGACTGGTGCTACTGTATACCCTGTTAGCGTAAATCTGGGTAAGCATTTTGACCCCGCTACTCCGGAAAGCCAACAAGTCGTTGCAGATTATATTGCAAAGACTAATAGAAACGCAATGCCTGATGAGTTGGAAGTTAAAACTGGCCGACTAATGGATCGCCTAACTGACCCAATTAATAACTGGGGCACAATGGAAAAGCCAGATTTTTTACAACATCTACGAGACACAGGTCACGATAGTTTTGCAGTCACCGAGGCCGGTGTAAATAACGTCGGTGTATTAACACCACAAAACATTCGCGGTAAGTTTGCAGCATATAACCCAGAAGACGCGGCCTCTACAGACTTTATGAAGGCCGAGGGCGGCCCTGTTGGTTATGCTGGCGGTGGTAATGTGCTTAAGCAATTAGCCCACGCTGTCTCTGTGCCATTTACGCACTTTTCGTCACAAGAAGGGCTTACTGTTTTAGACCCGCGCAAATATGGTACCGGTATGAAAGGTGCTGAAGCTGCTAGATTGGCCAACGCGGCTGATGTGGCACCGCGGTCTTATTTCTACCATGGTGAATCTATTGTTCCGGAAAGCGGTGTTGGTGGCAATAAGTACACTGGCGTGTCACAGAATAGCTACCCCATTTCCAAAGACCCTGCTAATTTTTATGAGCAGTCTAGGACCAATGATCCATATCTTGCGCAAATGGGTATTACACAACATAGCCCTGAACACACTATTAACAATATGGAGCGTATGATTAAAGACGCTGGTTACAGTGGATACCATACAGACAGCGGAACAGGTGTGCTTTTCCATGACACACCTGTTAGCGCAGGACAGTAATTACTTACGGTAACGCTTGCCGTGCCAGCCCTCCGCAGCAAGAGGAAAGTCGGGAGCCCACGTTGGTGGCGTAGTCATAATCTTGATGACGTCGGCCAATGCGGACTCCGCGCTTTGTTCTTCAACTAGGAGAAGTACCTCATCATGGATACTGTTGATCACCTCGTAACCGGCTTTCTCAAGGTTAATCATAGCCACGGCAAGACAATCTCTAGCGGTACCCTGTACAGCGGATTGAAAAATAGAACTACCAATCAAAGGGTTTCTACTCCACTGGCGGGTATAAGTGTTTTGACTGTGGATGACAACGCCCACTTTCTGACTACCCCACGGAGTGGTGAGCAGCTCGAGCTCTGGCCGCTGCCAGCAGATAAGCCTGCCTGATGGTAGTTGCATCCACAGCGCATTTTTCGCCACCTTTAGAAGCAATTTATTCCCAGCACGAAACGCATTACCGGGATTCTCAACTGCAGAAATCGCGGCAGTTTCACATGCTGCCCATAAAGCCTTTACTCGCGCATACGAATTGCGGTAACCATCTACTGCGCTCTTGGCTTGCACCTCACTTAGTTTAACACCCATCCCCTCAGCATATTTAACCAGACCTTTTGCACCCTGGCCGAACATACATCCTAAAACCGCTGACTTGCTGATTTGGCGCTGATCTTTAGTAACGTCATCGTAATTGATACGATAAAGCGACTCTGACGCAAACACTTTGTACTCATCTAATCCCTTTCTGAACAGTTCAACTTTGTCACTTTGCCCAGCCAAGTAGACGCCAACTCGGTTTTCAATTGAGCTAAAATCCACGTCAACGAAGGTTTTGCCTCTCGGTGCGGATATTGCTGATCTGACGAGGCTTGAGAGTTCTTGCATCGTGCCAATTCCGCCCATAAATACAGAAGGTATTGCTCGTTCAATTTCTTCATCGCTAATTGTGGGGCGGGCAATATTCTGCAAATTGAGCCCACCACGGCTCGCCCAGCGGCCAGTACTAGCGCCATGATATACCAGTGTATTCCTAATTTTTCCTTCATCTTGAATTTCTCCCATTTTAGCGTACTTAGCCACGCTAGTTTGGCTTCCTTTTTGGCGCAATTCTAAAACTCTATGTAAGTTAGTGCCTACTAACTTAGGTAAAGCCGCCGATACGGTCTTGGCGGTCAAATCTTCCATCCCAGCCCCATTGGCATTTAACCAAGCCAATAGCTTTGCCCGTTCTGAGGGCTTGCAACCGGTCAAGGCAAGGAGTTCATTGTCAAGCGCGGCCTGAGCCCTTTGTACAGCCAAGCAGGCATTGTGGAGCTCTTTAGGATCCACTGGGACGCCTCGATCGTTGATTTGCTGGGTAAGGGTATATACTTCCTGTTCAGAGGCTGTAAGTGGCCTTAAAAGGGCTCCTATAGCCATCTCTGCCTTGACATCTGATACGCAATAATCATACATTTGCTTCAACAGTACGGGATCTTTATTAAATTCGCCTTTATGTGGCTTGCACAATTTTTGAATAAGGCGTTTTCCAACCGGATCTTTTTGATCTGCGGTGCCTAAAAATATGGCGGCTTCCTCCAAAGATTGAGGGCAGTTATTTGCCGCAGCCCAAGCCATCGTATCTCGAGTTCTTTCCCAAGGCACATTGATACCTAAAACATGACGCATAATATTCACCTCAAAGGCTACGTTCCAACCTTGGAAAATAGTATCTTTTGCATACATAAATTGAGGCAAAGATGTTTCTGGGGTCCATAATTTTACAGGACCTCCATCAATGGAATACGCCATACAGATTACCTCTGTTGAAGCATCCTTAGCATATACATCCAATCCACGGTCAGGCAAGTCAATAAAGCTACGAACCTCAAAGTCCAAATTAATTAGCATTGTTTTCTTTCAAATATTTAATGGCTGATTTTAATAGTTCAATATTATCTTTAAATTGACCTAATCCAAAATTACAATGGTGGCAAAGTATGCCGCGAACCTTACCTGTGGTGTGACAATGATCAACATTTGTAAATTTGGCATTATCTAGCTCCGCAGCACATATAGCGCATTTACCAGATTGAATATCTATTAAATTTTGTTTTTCTTGGGAGGTTACGCCGTAAGCCTTTTTTAGCTTATATTCAGCGTTTAGAATCCTATAGCAATCTTTGCAATAGGAATGGAGGCCGTCTTTATGCTGTTTATTTTTACTAAAAGCAAAAAGAGGTTTTGAGATTTTACATTTACTGCATTGTTTCATAACGCACACTCCTAAGGATAAAGCTGACGTATCAGCGGAAACTTCTATTCTACTCTTACTAATACGCAAAAAAGGGGGCCGAAGCCCCCAAAACTCACCACCATGTGAAATACTTTTTCTTACAAAATTTCCCGATCGGTAACTTTTTCGTATTTTTGCCTACTTTTTTAGCAAATATTCCCGATCGGTAAACTTTTTAATACACTTAATTTCTCTTGGTTGGACATAACATACCATTTAGAAATCTGCGCCCGGGTTCGTTTGCACCCTCGACATACATCTTGAACGTCGAGGGTACAGATACCATTGCAGGGAGATTTGACTTCCACTCCCATGCAAGGTTCCAGTTCCACAGGTTTAGTGGAGGACAGTCCCATGGATCAGATTTCACAGAATCCACTTGAACAAGCTAAAGTCTGTGCCCCTTCCACATTGTCTGTTTCTTCTTTAAAAATACTCCAGTCAAGCACAGGCATTTTGGCTTTTAATTCTTCGTATTCTTGTTCTGTACAAGTAGTATAGGGGGCCTGACGATATGATCCATTGTCTTTTGGCAAAAATGATACACCACTCATTTCGTCAAAATACTTCCAAACCCAAGCACCAACCTCTGGCCATTCATGCTCATCAACAGAAACTGTAACAGATGGCTTGTGGTCACACCAATAGCGTTGATATGTTAACCATAATTCTAAGTGGCTGATGGGGTCGACGTCATCTCTTGTGATCCCTGTTGGGGCTTTGATTGGGAAGCTAAACACAGTTGTCTGAGTTGGCTTGTAGACACAGTCTTCCGCTGGAACTCCTTGACTAACCAAGAATTGGCTGAGAGGATCTTTCTTATCTCCTCGTACTCGGCGGATGTAGTATTTAGCGTGTCGTGGGTGAATTCCCGAAGCTGAGTCAACAAGTTGTGATACTGTGCCACTTGGTTTAACACATGTGATTGCAGCTGATTTAGGGATTCCAAGGATTGCAGCAAACTGTTCATTTGCCTCTCTTGCTGCCAAGCGGAGCTCTGCGAGGAGTTCATTTAATTCTGGTCCTTGTGTTGTGAGTAAAGGGTTGTCGTAGATGCCGGTGAGCGAAACGCCAAGTAAGCGCTCCTCTTCAGTATTACGTTGCCACACTTTACGCAAGTAGGGGAATTTTGTGAAGGTGGCTTGGATTGTACCAAGGATGGCGGCAAGCCGCACTTTTCGCAACAGGGTTTCTTTTGTGTCGTCATGGCGTACTACGCACTCTGAGAGGTTGCAGAATTGGTAAGGACGGAGAATGATCTCACTGCACGGATTACAGCCAAAGTCGTAGTTTGTGTCACGAATGCCACCTTTTTCAATAACTTTCTTAGCAGCCTCCCGATTAAAAATGCCTCGTTCACCGGAATGGGAGTTGTAAAGTGATAACCATTCTTCCATGAACTTTCCGACAGTAGGTGTTTCGTTATACACCGCACTGTTGTTCGCAAGAGCGCGGTGCGGGGCAGTATCCCACCATGGTCCTGCTTTTGCATGGCGAATCCTTTCATCATCAAGATCAGATAGTGAGATCATTGCAGAGCGACGTACGCCACCCACTACAACCACCTCACCAATTTTGCACATCAAGTCATGGCATTCTAATGAGTTTAAACGACGACCTTTTGCACCCTTAAATAAATTAACTGCGAACTTAAAAAGTTCTACTAATGGTTCTGGCCCAGAAGCACGTCCTCCAAAAGTTTTGAGTCGTGCTCCAGCGGGGCGGATGGACTCAACATTCCACTTAGGGATTTCTCCAGCCCAGAGGTTTGCGAGGAGGAGTCGGAGGGATTTGGCCCATCCTTCTTTAGAATCGTGGACGGTAATGGTATGTTCGGAATCGAATAGACGGTCTGGCACTTCCGGCAACTGACTAATATACTTTGCTTCGACTGAGAAACCAACTCCAGTGCCACACAGGAGGATAAACATCGCTTCGTCAAACGACTTCGGATCATCAATTGGGAGATAGCTGCAGTTATAGACGCAAGTATTGTCACGGTCGGCACTCTTTCCTGCTGTCATCATGGCGCGCATGGACGGCATTAGTTCTAGGTTCTTGATTGCGGTGAATAGCTCTTCTTTTAACGCAGAATCTGCGGTGATTGCTGGTGTACGGCTAAAAATATAATCTACGAAACGACCAACTGTTTCATCCCAAGTCTCTCTACGACCTTTGTCGTCTTGGTAACGGGCGTAACGGCTCATTCCAATATATTCTTGATAGCTATCCATGGTGTCTTTCTTGTTATTATTGGTTTATCTAAAGGGCAAAAAGCCCAGCGTAGTTTCTACGCTGGGCCAACCCATCTACTGGGTACTTCTAAAACTTATACTGCGAAATCTGCCGCTGCTGATGTAGCTCCACCAAACTTCTCACCGTCTTCTAACTTTTGCACGTTGTTCAAACCGCATGCAATTCCACGTGATCCAGATACATCGTATGGGTACAATGTAATTGAGGCACGACCGTAGCATCCAGAGTAAAACTCATTGCTATCGATGATTGGGTTTAAGTCTGAATCTACAACACCGGGCTTTTCATTGCTTGATGCGTTAATGAAGTAATAGTCTGCAAAGGTATCATCTTCACGCTCTGTAGCACCGTCACGCAAACCACCTTTTAATACCTTAGGAACTGAACCCCCAAAGTATGCAGCGTTAGTGGCTTTACATTCTTCAAATGCTTTATTAAACCGTGCAATAGTTTCCTTATCCGATTTTGGAATAAGAATCATTGATGAGTACTTAAGTGTACCGTTCAATGTTTCTGCTGGCTCAAACACATGAGCAAAAGAGAAACGTACCTTACCGGTTACAAACTTAATTTTATTCGATTTAGCTGCCATAATTATTTTTACCTTTTTAACGTTTTAGATTTGACTGATCTTATGGGTGCCAGTCAATTTACCCTCTTACTGTTGTTACTAATACGCAAATTAACTATCATTTAATTTCACAATGTGAAATAATTATGAATCGTACAAAATGCCTAACTCACCCAACGCCTGCTTCATTGCCAATGCCCTAATGAAGTCGGTGTGGTACTCCTTCTCGTACAACAATTCTGGATCATCTGCCACAATGTCTAAGATTTCCTCAATAGACTCCCGAATCTGAAGAACACCTTCTCGGTATCTTCCTCCGGGAAGCCCATCAAAGTCTTTTACAAACTGGTCGATTAACATATCCGGAATATCAAACTCAGATCCGTAGCATTCTACCAGCATATAAACTCCTATTTGGCCACGATTACTAGCCCTATATTTCCAATGGCGTAGCCCATAAACATAATACCTTGACCTACGCCGCCTTTAATAAATTGATCTATTGACACAATGGCGTACACAATCCCCATTGCGCCTATTAGCCACGTACTCATTTAAAATCCTCCGCGACATCCTCTTTAGCTCGCACCAGTTTGGGCTCTCCTTCTGGCCTTAAAATCAAGTTACCAAGCCAAGATGCTACTTGTCCTTTAGGTCCTAATTTTTCCAACGAGGCGATTGATTTGAGCTTTGGAGCCTCCCAAATAGCTTTTGGGTCCATACCCTTCTCAACCAAAACGGTGGCCGCTAAGGCCGTATCTGATATCTTACGGTGGGTCTTTGTGGTGGAGAGTGTGTAACCTGGCGGCACAATGTTTTGATTGATAGCTCGGGTAAGTGCAAACTCTTCCACATCGTTAACCCAGGTTTTTAGGCCTTGGGCTTTTGCGAGGACTTGACTAACTTCTTCTTCACTGAGGAGGGGCGGGGCTTTGAATTCTTGCTTGGCGAGCTCGGTGTTAAAATCGCTGCGGGCTCGGCACTGCGCTTTGGCTTTGCAGAACTGGCACCATTCGCCGGGGAGGAATTCGCCAGCACCACTCCACGCTTTTTTCGCTTTTGGGCGTACGTAGTAATTGGCCCAGTCGACAAGTTTGACAAGGCTTGTTCCGTCAGTGGAAATGCTATCGAGCCGCGGCTGGTGAATAGTGTAGCTGATTTCGTGGATCTCTGGATACTCGTCGCGGAACTTTGCCCAGGCTCCAAGTGCGTATAGTCTGAGTTGTGGGTTATCTTGTGCATGGACAGGGATTCCTTTACCGAACTTGAGGTCGATGACGCGAATGGCGTGCTTAGAAAGTATAACCACATCGGCCGTACCAAAGCCATCAGGAACCCACTCAGAGAAGTCCACACGTTGCTCAAAAAGTGATCGATCGCCCTCGCCAATTTGACTGCGAACGTAAAGGACGTAATTGTCGACATTTGCTTCGAAATCTTCGCGCTCTTCTTTGGAGTACGCTTTGTAGATTGGGTGGGTTTTGATGATTTCATACTCGCGGTCATACTCGTCGTGTCCTATTTGATTGAAATTTAGTCGTAAACGTATTTCTCCAAGGGAGTGGGCTAGTGTGCCTTCTGCGGAGAAATCAATCCCCTTGGTACTTCGTTTTTGTTCTGGGAGTGTTGCCTCAAGTCTGGCCGAAGGGGTGCATGAAAGCCACCGTTTGGAACCCGAAGCTGAAAGAAGAGCATGAGCCGTCATTTTTACCTTTTTAGAATTTTTTACTGGGTATATTTACTAATACGCATTTTTAAGTATTTTTAGTCTGATTTTTCAGTATATTTTTCTAAATATTTTTGGGCGGATTTTAAAATTTCTATGGAATCTCTAGCTTGCCCTAAAAGTACATTACAAAGATGACAAAGAATACCTCGTATTTCCCCAGTTGCATGAGAATGATCTATGTGGGCTTTGTGCCCCAGACCCAATACATCTTCGCAAATAGCACATCTATTATTTTGTATATTCTTTAATTCTTGCTCTTGTTCAAAAGTTATACCGTACTTTGTTTTTGTATGATAATTTCGTTGAGCTTTTTTAACTTTTTCTAAATTATTTTTACCCCATTCTCGAGTTCGTGAAATTACTTTTTCTCGATTTTTAGAATACCAAAGGGCAGCTTTTAGTTTTGCGCACGCTTTGCAGCACAAAACTAACCCGTCTTTTGCTTTTTTATGTTTATGAAACTCAGTTACTGGTTTTTGAATGCCGCATGAATTGCAGTTTTTCATTGATTTTATCCTTACTGATAAGTTTGGTGGGTAGCCAGTGAGTAAGCACTGGCAGGGCCGCTAAACCCGTTCCCCGTTGATTGATATTACTCTTTTAATGCTTTAATTAATTTTGCGATTTCCTCATTAAAATTAACGGAAACCTCGTTCTTTACCTCGGACTTAATCTCGCGGTTATCTTTGTAATCATCGGGATACTGTCCTCGAAGGGCAATTTCAGCGATCCTGGAGTTAAATGCTTTGTTGTCCACGTTGGCTAGGAGCATCATTTCCCAATAAGACTGACCATATACTGTTGCCATATCCATGGTCTCTGCAAAGTATGGGTCTTCTTTTTTCCACTTTGCTGCCGTACCACGGCTAATACCGATGGCGGCATACATTGATTTTTGAGAGGCGCCCTGTTTGCCAAGTTCCAAAACGGTCTTAGCCATTTCCTCGGTGAACGTCTTTTTGTTTGGGGGTGATTTTTTAGTTGCCATTATTTTTTAGCGGTCTTTGCAGACTCTTTAAATTGTTTAGCTGTGGGGGCGCCTTTGGTACCCGGCTTGCGCATCTTTTCGCCCGAGCCAGCTTTAATGCGCTCTTGCTTAGCGTGGATGTTTGCGTATAAACCGGGTTTAGTTGCCATATTGATACCTATATGTATAGTTATTGACAAAAAGTATACATATCAACAGTTTTGTTGACATTTTTGTAAAGTTTTGCCGACTAATTGTAAAGTTGTTGACATTGGGCAGGAAATCCCAATCTTGGAGTTGGTTACCTGTGGGTCTGGTGATATTAAGTGCCGATGCCTCCGGTCACACCTTGCCCAATCTCAAAAATTTAAAAAACCCCACAAAGTGTGCTTCCATGGATAGGCATGCGGGGTGTGTTACTTAAAAGCCTGTTACTTTCTTTGCAGCTTTCACTAACTCTTTTTCAGTGCTCTCGCTGATAAATCGGTTAATTTGTAAAGCTGCGTCAATAACCTCTTC